CCAGAAGTTCTCCTGCTCCTTGGGTAATTGCAATCAGTTTAACATTACTCATGCGTCCTTGTTGTAGGGATAAAAAGAGACCCTAGTATTATACACCAGGGTCGTCAGGAAGTCAAGTTATTTTTTATTTGGATTGATAGAAGCACCTGTGCCAGTGATACCAAGTTGCTGTCTATATCTCAGAGTGTTTGCCATTGCTGTTTGCCTTTCTTTTGCAAGAGCAGCAGCATCTCTTTGTCTCTGACCACCAATACCAGTAGCTCTAGAGAGTCTTGCTAGAAGACTTTGGTTTCCTCTTTGTGCCATGCTAGCTCTAGCAAGGTATACAGGCTTACCATTTCTGTAAGCAAGATCACCAACTCCACCACCAGGAAGAATTTTTGTGCTAGGAAGTTTAGCTGTTTTTCCCTGTGTAGTAATTGTATTTGCTTTGGCATCAACCTTTAGTGGACCACCCAAACCAGTAATAGCAGATCCTTGTCTACCACCATAAACTCTCTTTGGTTGTGGCACTTTAGCTTGAGCTGCTCTCATTCTTTCTCTTGCAGCTTTTGCCTTAACATCAAGAGTAGTTCCAACTTTCTTTTGACCAGCAACAGAACCATAAGGAACCAGTTCTCTTTGACCACCTCTAACTGCTACACCATATCTTTCAGGTTTACCAACAGGCTTTGGAGAACCAGCCTGGAATTTCCACTTCCTAACGTCTAGTGGATTGTTAGGATCATACAATTGATCATCTGTTTTTGTTGGTTTAGTTCTTTGAACATAAATTGCGTTCCTAGGATTGTTAGGATCGGCTTCATAATTTGGGTTACCATAATTTGCAGGTAATGAAACTTGAGTTGTTTTATCAGCCTGATAAGTTTGACGTTGTGGTGTAGATCCTTGCATGTTTGCTAGAGATGCTACTGGTGCTGCATAAGTTAGTGCAAGATCCTTTGCAGTTCTAGCTACTGCTTGTTGCGTAGGATCTTTAATCTTACTTATTGCAAGTTCAGTACCGACATCAGCAGCAGTTGCAGCACCAAATCTACCAGCACCTCTAGCAAAACTTGCTGCTCTATTTGGTGTGGGTGCTGCTGGTTTTGGTGCGGCTGGTTTTGGTTTTGGTTTTGGTGGTTCTGGTTGAGGAGCTGCTTGTCTAGGTGGTGCTTGTGTTGATTGCCCAGCAGCTGCCCAGTCAGGTGCCTTTCCAGTCTTCTGGAAAGTCTTCATGAATTCTTTAGCAGCTTTATCTCTTGCTTCATCATTATGAAACTTTCCACCAGGCTTAGTGGCTTGTGGATTGTTATTAAGCCACTGTGTCCATGCTTTTTGTGCTGGCTCAACAGCTTCAGATAAAAAGTTACTATAAGATTTCATTTATCCGTATCGTTTTCTTTATTTATCTACCACGCTTTTTAGGTTGCTCTGGTTTAGTGGCACCATAAAGTTTTGGATTGACTGTGCCACTTGTCCAAACCATAGACTTTAGAACACCTTGTCCAAACTTATCGTAGTAGGCATCAAAGATTTTAACTTTTGCACTGCATTGAACAATGTCATGAAGAATGTTTCCATTAACTTCATAGGTTACCAAGTAAGAATCAAGGGGAAGTTGTTTTGATTCTGCCATGAACTTATCACATTTTTCATGGAGGATTTTAACACCCCACCCCTTGATCTTTTCCTTCTCCTGTTTTGACCAAACAGTATCGACGCTACGATCGATTTCCCCACTCGATTGTAGGGAAGGCTTCTTTGACGACATTGTGGGTGATTCTGTATTTTTTGCCAAGATTCTTGTCCTTTACTAAACATACAATTTCTGCTTCATCCTGATGCAGAGCTTCAATCATTTGAATGAACAGAACCTCTTTTTTAGTTTGGCTCATTTCATTATCACCACCCTTGATAAAGTGGTAAAACTTTCTATACTCTTGTAAAATTCTAGTATGTTCTGTGCCAGCAGGTGCATCATTAGGTGTGTATGGAACTTCGCCTTTTGGTAAACAACTTTCTAGCGATTCGTCGAAGTTCCAAATTAACAGCGCCTTCAATGCTGGAGTTTCATTTTGCTGCAGGATCGAAGTCTTTTCTTTTTTAGTTTTTGCGTTTGATACTTTTTGTAGAATTTCCGAAAACAACGGATTATTAGGTAAAGTCATTTCAACTCCTTAAATTAGTTACTCATCTTCTTCATCATCATAGTCTTCCATTGCATCAAATCTGAATGCAATTACTTCGTCAGGAATGAGGGTTCCATTTTCGTCAAACATTTCAGGATGGATTCGCTTTTTCTTAAAGTAATCCTTTGCAACCCAACCAACAAGACCACCGACAATTCCGAACATAATCGAAAATAGTACAGTGAATGTAATCGAAAAAGCAAGTAATTCCATTTTAGTCTCCTCTATGTTTATTCCTTAAGTCCAAGGAAAATTCAAAATAGATGGTTAATTCTTTCCTAAAGAGCGAAACCATCTTCCCAACCTTGATCATAAATTTTGGTTCTTCTGGCGGCTCCTTCCTCCTTTTTCGACGAAGCATTAACTCAACACCTTTATTTATTTTATCCATAAGAAAGACTAAACTTTTACATGACCCTCATTAATCAAATAGGCAACTGTGTCAGCACAACCACCAATTAGTTGATCATTTAAAAGTACCTGTGGAAAGGTAGAACCCTCTCCAAACTGATTGTAAAATTGTTCTCTGGTAAACTGTTCATCCAGTTTATATACCACATAATTAAGATGTGCAGCTTCTAAAACTTGCACGATCTTATCGCAGTATGGACAACCATTTTTTGAATAGACGGTGTAGTTTACTGGCATGTGTAGACTCCTCGTAACCTCTAGCAATAACTTTAATTTTAGGATTTTTAGATTCAAATGCTTTTATGAGATAATTACATGCTTCTAGAGGATTGCAATGTTCTCCACATGTGAAGATGTCAATCGCAGCATAATTTTTCTCGGGCCAAGTATGAATCGAAAGATGTGATTCTGACAGTAAACATACTGCCGTAATTCCTTGTGGTGTAAACTCTACAGATATCTCATCCATTAGAGTTGCATTAGACCTTTTAATAGATTCTCTCAAAGAATCCATTATAAAGGTCTTGTTATTTAGTAGTTCTGCATTTGCATCACATGCTTCAAGGATGTAATGCGTACCCAAATACTGTTCCAATTTACATCAGGTCAAAAAGATACTTGATATTTAGCCAAAAGAACTCAGCTCTCCATTGTGGTAGATATACCAGTCAATACCCTTACCATCAGTATCACCAGTCATTTCAATATCTTCACCGTTGTAGCGAGCACCAGTTACGATATTAAAATTGTCGGCAATATCACGAACTTCAATAACCAACTTCTTAGGATCAAACTCCTCATCATCTGGTAATTCAAAAGTTCCTTCATATCCACCCTTCTCAATAGAGTGGTACAACATCCATACACCATCTGGATTATTGAGTTCATTAACGTATTCACATACTGCACTCTCTTGTTCATCCTCAACTGGCATACCATCTTCAATTTCAGAAGCAGTGTAATACCCAAGAGATTCTACATCAGTAAGAAGAATTGGATTCTCATCATCATCAGAACGACAGACGCCAACGTACTGATCAGTATAAGCTCCCCAACCAAGGCAGCCATCAGTAATAGTATCCCAGGTAGGAAGTTCAGGATCCTCTTTACCCCAGGAATGAACGTGTTCAGAAATTACTTCAGCATCAAATTGGATTTCACCATCTTCATCAAAGGTGAAAAACTTTTCGACTTGTTCGGAAGTAAGTTCCACGGCACCAATTTCACCGAGGTAGGAACGCTGCCAAGAACGTTCTCCGCCAACCCAAATAGTGTATTCAGTCATGTGTAATAAAAAACCACCTAGGCATTCTAGGTGGTTAATCGTTATTTGTCAAGTCCCATTAGGTATTCTTTTTCAGTCTGGTATGGAACAACTTTTCTGGTTTTTAATTCCCAGGCATAAACCAAGTCTGGTATCAACCATTGATCTATTCGATAACAGTATTCCCAGTTAACTGGTTTAGCACAGTTTACCACGACAATAGACCAAAATGCAGTAGCATAATTTAAAATTGTAAGCATTATTTTTTGCTATTAGATTTAGCTTTCTTATTTACCCCAGGACGATATAGCTGGGGCCATGTGTCTTGAATAATTTCTCGTAGTTTATTTGGTGTGTCTGAACTAATCATCCCCAATAAATGATACTAAGAGTGAATACAACAAAGATAATGACCGTGAAGATCATCAAACCTACACCAGCCCAGGTAACCCAGTTAGGCATAGGTTCATATGGTCTATTGTTAGACATCAGAGAGCATTACCTCTAGGCAGAACTTCCTCAGGGAACACAAAGTTCTCATGTGGTTGGTCTACTGGAGCCATCCAGGCACGGAGTCCTTCATTGAGGAGGATGTTCTTCGTATAGAACGTTTCAAATTCTGGATCCTCCGCAGCTCTGATCTCTTGTGAAACAAAATCATAAGCTCTAAGGTTAAGTGCAAGACCAATAATACCGATGCTAGAGGTCCAAAGACCCATAACAGGAACAAACAGCATAAAGAAATGTAGCCAACGCTTATTGCTGAATGCAATACCGAAAATCTGCGACCAAAAACGGTTTGCGGTGACCATGGAATAAGTCTCCTCTTCCTGAGTCGGTTCAAATGCTTTGAAAGTGTTTGATTGATCACTGTCTTCAAAAAGTGTGTTTTCTACTGTAGCACCATGAATGGCGCAAAGCAATGCTCCACCTAGGATACCTGCTACACCCATCATGTGAAATGGATTCAACGTCCAGTTGTGGAATCCTTGGAGGAAGAGGAGGAATCGGAAGATCGCCGCCACCCCGAAAGACGGTGCGAAGAACCAGGACGATTGTCCCAGAGGATAGATAAGAAAAACACTAACGAATACAGCAATAGGACCTGAAAAAGCAATAGCATTGTAAGGACGAATTCCAACGAGACGACTAATTTCAAACTGTCGAAGCATGAAACCTATAAGGCTAAAGGCTCCGTGGAGCGCCACAAAATTCCAGAGTCCCCCAAGTTGGAACCAACGGATGATGTCTCCCTGAGCTTCAGGACCCCAGAGAAGAAGAAGAGAATGACCCATAGAATCTGCTGGAGTACTAACTGCCGCAGTAAGAAAGTTTGCACCCTCAAGATAGGAGGATACAATCCCATGA